TGGTCAGCTCGACCTGTCCGTACCTCTTCTTGCTGGTCTCGTCGCGGAGGAGGAACATGTCGTTCCTGTCCACGATGGTGTAGGCATTCTTCAGGTCTCCGAAGGCGATGGGGTGCGTGGATGCTCCGATGTCAGGCGCCGATGTGAGGATCCTGACGGGGAATCCGTTGAAGGTGGGGGGAGCTCCCTGGGCGATAGGGGACTGCCACAGGTACTCTCCGCTTCCGGATGCCTTGAGCTTCCTGATGGATGCCATCGTCTTCTTGTTCATGTAGTACGCACCGTTCTTGTCGGTGGCGGATGTGGTCTTCTCCCACACTCCGATGACCTCATCTGCGGTCACTCCGGTCGCAGATGCTGTCGCGGAGGTGTTGGGTATGTCCGCACATGCGAACAATCCCTCGGGCTTCTTGAAGCCGTTTCCGTTGACGAATGCAGCGTTCTCGGCCTTGGCGAGTGCGTTGGCGAGCTTCTGCATGATGTACTGCTCGAAGTTGACAACCGCGCCGTCCTGGAGCAGTGCCCTGCTGATGGGCACTGTGCACTGGACGGTGTTGACCTCGATGTTGGCGAGGCCGAACTCCTCGCTGTCGGTGTCCTGCCTCTGCTCGATCTCTCCTACCCATTGTGTGCTGGGCTCGGCCTTCTCGAAGGGGACCTGCGCGAGGTTGCTTCCGATGGTGACGGCGTTGGCGTAGGGCCTGAACTCGTCCATGTCGGTCTGCAGCTCGATGATCCTGTTGACCATCTGCGGCACTACGAGGTAGCCTCCAGAGGGTCCGTTGGCCTCCATTGCGACGCCCTTCTTGACGAATGCGTTGAACGATTTGATGTCCTCAGGCGAAATAATGTCTGCGGATATGCCTCCGGCCATCTCCTTGCGGTCCATCAGGCCCTGCACGGACTGTGCGAGCTCTCCGATGGACTTCTCGATCTCTTCAGCCCTCGCCTTGAGGGCCTTGTGCTCCTCGGGTACACCTCTAAGGTCGACGCTGATGCTCTTGATCTCGTCGATGTAGCCCTGGAGCTCCTTTGTGACTTCACTCATATAATCAACTCCTGACGGAGGCTCTTGAGCTCTGCGTTGATGGCCTGCACCATCTTGAGCTCATCATCCTCGTCTGTGTCCTCGTCGGACTTTTTCTCGGTCTCATCCTCGGACTCGCCCTTCTCCGTCTGCTCGGGGTCGTCTTCGGGTTCCTCTGTCTCATCCTCGATCTCCGCGAGGGCTTCCCTGATGAGGTCCTTGAGGGCCTCTCTGTCCTCCTCGTCGAGATCCTTGAGGGATTTGCCGTTCAATGCCTTCATGGATTTCGCCTCCGCGTATGCTTCCAGATTACAGGGGAATGCCACCAGCGAGACCTCCCATAGGTCGGCCTCCTTGATCAGGCGGTTCCCGTCCGCATCCCAGTCGCAGTCCTTAATGGTGAACCCGATGGAGAGCCCGGTGATGTCCCCCGCCTTCAGGAGAGCGTAGCCCTCCTTCCCGCGCTGGACTCCCATGTTGAACTTCCCCTCGATGCGGAGGGCGTCCTCCGTCGAGGCGACGTCGAAGGACCCGATCACGTCGTCCATGCTGTGGGACCACAGGAGGGGGAAGTGCTTCCCCTTCTCCGAGATGCTCCTGTCGAAGCATCCGCGGATCATGACGTCGCCGACCTGGTCCTTGTTGCCGTAGGTCGAGGCAATCCCCGAGAATCTGCCGAGACTGTCGTCCGTCGCATTCACTTTGAATGTGAGGCTCTTTGTCTCAGTCATGTTTGCCCAATCGGGCGGTTTAGGATAGTATAATCACAGTAAGGGGTTTACAGCTCGAACCCCACGTCGCACCTGCAGTTGACCACTTCCTCGGGGGGTGCGCCGTACTTGGAGTCGAGCGGGCACTCCATCCGGACGAGCCCCCCGCGGAGGCCCGTGTACTCGAAGATGCCATCGAAGTCCACCCTCAAGCCGTCGATGCGGGCGTGGGTGTCGCGCACGTCGGCGTCCCCCACGGACATCCATACCTTGGCTCCCCTGAAATCGAGGCTCCTCATGGTCTCCACGGATGCCCGGTTGGTAGCGCATGCGGTCTCGGTGCGCGCTATGGCGTTGCTCCTGTAGGGCGTGATGCTGTTATCGAAGAGCTTGGAGAGCTCATCCCTGAACTCGATCTGGTTCCTCGTGGTCTCATAGAGACGCTTGACCTGGTTGAGGGTGGTCTGGTTGATCTCCACGATCTTCTCCCCGCACTCCCTGCGGATCCACTCCCTGATTGAGAGCTCGTAGAAGGTCTCCTCATCGTCCTTCCTGACGATGGGATGGGCGTATGCCTTCCCCGCGAGGGGGTCGAGGAGCGGGTACATGTCGTCTGCCACTCCGACGTAGGTGACCTCGAAGATCCTCGTGAACATCGGAACCGACCGGAGGACGATGTTGTAGACGTCATCCATGGTCGGTTCCGGTATGCTTAGGATGGCTTCCTCCTGGGTGCGGAATGCCTGCTTCAGGCTGGCACGCATGGCTCTCTGATGGGTCAGGCGTATGCGCTCGGTCTGCCGGTGGATCCTCTGCCTGTCCCTGGCGGAGATACGGCCCTTGACCACCAGCGGTGCGGCCTGCATGGTCACTCCCCGAGGAGCACCTTGAGGTCGTCCTTGGAGGGGTCGGTCCTCCCGGGATCGTCCTCCGCGGCCTCGTACTCGCTCATGGGCACATCGGCCATCGTCATCATGATCTGGTCCGCCAGCGGGTCGTCTATGCGGCCGTAGCCGAGCTTGTCGCGCTTATCGTTGACCGTGAGGTAGGATGCCTGCTGTAGTGCGGTGTAGAGGTCTATCTGCACGCCCATGTAGTCCGAGAGCTGCTCGGAGTCATAGGTGTATTCCCCGATCCCGGAGGCGATGGGCTTGTCCCTGAAGTATGCCCATATCGTCTGGTAAACGAGGTCCAGGAGCGGTCTGATGGTGTTGACCACGACCTGCCTGGCCGCCTCCTGTGCGTTGGAGTAGGTCTTGTTCGCGGAGTCTCCCATCATCTCGGGAGGGATGGCGTAGGCGATGGCGATCTGCTTGGCCGCGTTGGTGATGCCCTGCTGGTAGTCCATCTCCACGGCGGTCATGCCCAGCATGGCGACGTCCTTGCCGTCGTCCAGGATCATGCCGTTGCCGGAGTTGCGGGCCCCTTGGTACCCGCTCCGGAGGTCGTCCTTCATGATCTCCCTCTGCTCCTTGGTCAGCCTCTGCGGTATCTTTATGGCTACCGATGGTTTGGCACCGTTCTTGGTGGTGGCGATGTTCCACTCCATGATGGCGTTCATCATCTCGACGTTCTTGCCGCAGGAGACCATGCGGGACAGTCCGCGGACCGACTCCATGTCGGGATCGGGGAATTTGATGTGGATGAGCTCCTCGGGGGTGAAGTTGCTCTGCCCGTCGATGGCCCTGGTGCAGGTCCAGTACTGCACCGGGTTGGCGAGGTCGAGGGTGTTCTTCATCTCGTTCATCAGAGCGGGGTCGATGACGTACAGGGCATCGTACCCGGTGGCCTTCCTGTGCGGGAATATGAAGACCTCTCCGTATATCCCGAGGTACAGGCCGATGAGGTGGAACATATCGTGGCGGGTCATCCTCGGGTTGGGGTTGTCCATCAGCTGGATGAAGGGGTCGGGCCTGTCGGTGATGTCGTCGCCCTTCTTATCGTAGGCTATGTGGTCGATGGACGAGAGCCTGACGGCGTAGAGCTCGCAGGCCTCCCTCACGAAGGCGTTGCGCTTGTAGCCTTCGTTGTACTGGGTGCTCTTGGTGTTCCAGTCGAGGTCCCCGCCACCCATGAGGAACATCGCCAGCCCGCCCTCGTTGGCGGGAGGTGTCGGTGTAGCCGACTTCTTGAAAAGGTTGAACATGTTCATGCGGGAACAATCGCGTTAAGTGTTCCCTATAATCAGAAAAAGTCGATGTGCTGGGGTCCTGCGTCTGCCAGCTCGCGGAATGCTCCGCTGGTGGCGTCCACCTGGTCGTCATGCGCCCCCAGCGGGAACTCGCAGAACTCCTGGATGTAGTCGCGGTTCCATTGGGCGCGTACCAGGAGCACGTTGCCGTTCTCCATCGCCGCCGATAGGGGTCCGGCACGGAGGTCCTTGGAGCCTGTGACCTTGTCGGCGCGGAAGTCGTAGCCCGTAAGGATCCTCCTCGCGTAGAGGTCGATGACCTCCACCCCCGAGCTCCCCGGCTCCTGCTCCATCCTGATCCTCACGTAGGGGCCGTCCTGCTCCGCTGTGCGCTGTATGAGGGTCTGCACGTCCTTCGGGCCGTACTGCACGTGTATCACGTCCTCCACGCAGTACCTGCCGTCCTCCTGGGCCACAAGCACGCCCGTGGTCCAATCCCCGCCTCCCGCGGTGGCCGCCTTGTCCCAGTACCTGCACCTGTAGGCCCTCTCGGAGAAGGGCCTGTCGGTCACTTGGAACCACTCCCTCTTGAAGAACCCGCCCTCGTCCGGCGTGGGCCTCCCTTGGTAGAGCGACTCGAACACCCTCGACCCCACGTCCGCCTTGATGCTCATGAGGTGGGCGAGGTCGTACCTCTCGGGCCACAGTGCGGTGCCCTCGGAGCTGATGGCGGGGAGGTGGAGCACATCCCAGCCCTCGGGGTTGTCCCTCAGGAGACGGCCCACGAGGTCGTCGTGGTGCCATCTCGTCATGACGATCAGGACCTTCCCTCCGGGGGAGAGCCTTGTCATGGCTACACTGGTGAACCAGTCGTGGATGTTGTCCCTTATGGTCTGACTGTTCGCCTCCTCCGCATCCTTGATGGGGTCGTCCACTATGAGCAGGTCCGCTCCGGATCCCGTCAGTCCCGCGCCTATTCCCGCGGCTATGAGCGAGGGCCTGCCGTTGGCCTTGCCCCCGAGCATGATCTCGTCGGCGTTGTCGACCACTATCTGCGGGTTGTCGAAGATCAGACGGTGCCATTCCTCGTCGAACAGCCTCCTGCAGGAGCGCACCATCTTCCTCGCCTGCATCTGGTTGTAGGATGCTATCATGACCTCCCTGTGCTGGGGGTCGTTGGATAGGAACCATGCCGGGAGGCACTCGGAGCAGATGGTGCTCTTCATGTGCCTCGGGGGCGTGGTGACGATCAATCCCCGGTGCTCGCTCTGCAGGAACTGTTGGATGGTGTCGCACATGAGTTTGATGTGAGCACCGGGGACGTAGTTGGGTCTCGACAGGACGATCCTCGAGACGTAGTCGTGGAAGTTCACCCTCGACTCTATCATCTCGTCTATCAGCCTGTCGATCTCCTGTAACTCTGACATGGTCTTTCCTTCTATAGGCGCGCGTGCGCATAGACCTCACGGTCCTTCCGGGAGCCTCCTCTCGATGAAGTCGGCGACCTCCTCGACGACCTCCGCCTCGGGGTGTATGACGAACATGCTGTACAGGTCCCGTCCGTACTCGGTGAGCACCAGCCCTTTATCGGTGGCCTTTATGCGGCCGTCGTTGAGAAGCTGCTCCACGGCCTCGTCTATGTCGTCGGAGTACTGCTTCCCCGGGATCAGGTACTCGCCGTGCTCTATGTCGTCGGGGAACTCCTCGATGAGCTCCTGCATGATGTACGTCTTGAACTTGGGGCCGTGCACTGCCAGGTGGCGTAGGACCATGAACTCGTACTTGGTCACGTCCTGCATCTCATCCATGAGTTCCGCTTCGGTGTAGGTCATTCCTTCGCCCCCGACATCCTCTTTATCGTGCATCCCTCCTTGGTGACTGCCAGGATGTAGTTCACCATATCCGGGGCATCCATCGTGATGCCGATTTCTATGCTGACTTGCGTTTCGTAATGGGTCGTGTTGTTGACCTTCGACTCGAAATACTTGATCTTGGCGGTCATTCCTTCTTCCCCTCCTGGAGCTTCTTCCTGTACTCTATGAGCTCGGAGACTGTCATCTTGGTGACGTCATGGAGCTCCACATGGACCTGCTGTACGGGTGCCTCGCCCGAGAGCTCCGCCAGCATGCCTATGGCGTGCATGTCGCCGTTGGTCGCCTTGCTGATGAGGTTCTTGATGATCCTCGCGCGGACGGTGGTGTTGGACTGCGTGAAGTCGTCGAAGGAGCTCCCCTCGTCCTTCACCTTGCCGTCATGGACGGGTAGCTCGAGGAAGTACCTCGCCCACTCCGCCATGTCCCTCTTCTCCCTGCGTGCCTTCCCGGAGGCCTTGCCTCCCTTCTTGCCGCTCGAGGCCGCTTCGCGTCCGTTTCCGAACCTCTTCGCCTTGCCCGCCTCTATCATCTTCCTCGTAGCCTCCTCCTGTGCGGGCGTGCGGGGCTTCTTTGGGCTTTTCCTCTTCTTGTCGGTATCTTTACTCGTCTCTCTCACCGTCTTCGCTTGCAGGGCCGTTTCCGTCCCTCTCTACATCCACCCTTATGAGGCTCACGGGCATGACCGCATCGTGCAGGCGCTCTCTTGTACGCCAGTACTCGTCCCTTATGAGCCTCTTGAGGTCGGCATCGTCACCGGCCTTCGTCATTATGTCGTACATGTACTGCACGGTCTCGAATGCTCCGAGGGCATAGGCCCTCTCCTGCCCGGGATCCCTCTGAGGGGTGACCTTCGTCAGGCACTTCGACAGGTAGGTCATGCGAATGCCTCCAATGACATCTGCCCGTTCTTCCTCGGTACGTATCCTTTGCACTCCCTGACGGTCTCCGGGATCGTCGGTGCGTTGTTGTACGGGGAGCATACGTACTTCCCGGTCCATGCCACCGTGCTGAGGCCGACGTACTCGATCTCCTTCATCCTCTTGGCGCATGTGTCGCATAGAGAGCTCATGCTCTCCCTCCGAAGTTGTCGAGGGTCAGCTGTCCTCCGTTCAGGAACC